TAGGGCGATCCATTCTGGCTCAGAGTGATTTGTATAGGACTTCCAACGGGCGCCTGCTTCACGATCGCATACACATCTTGCACCGCGTGCGCCGCCTCCACGATCACATTTGGCGCAGGGTCGCTGTCCACCGCCAGAAATCCCTGCACCTGGAACGAATACTGTCCGCCGGAGAGCGTCCGCAATCCGTAGTCCAGCGATTGTGTCAGGTTGATGGCGGCCGTCGGGCTGTTGCCTCTCGAGTTCGTCACGAACAATTCCGCGCTGGCCACTTTAGTATTCGGCAGCGGCATCGGATAGCTCCAGTTGCCGCTAAGTGGACTGCCGAAGAAGTCCAGGGGGAAGGGCGCTATCGCGACTGTGCTCGACAATTGATACACCGTAACTTGTGCGGCATGTGACGCCGCGGTCGTGCCGTGCATGCCGCGGGTTACCTGATATTGGAGCCCGCCGTCTGCAACCGCCACCACCTGCATCACTTCCGCCTCGACTTGCACGAACGATCCCGCCGCCGCGGTGCCGGCCGGCACCAGAATCAGTACGGTGTCGGTGGCCGCCATCTGCCCGGAAAGGGTATACGGAGTGCTCCCTAGCAGTTCGTCCCAGTAGTATATAGTCAGCGTGCCTGCCGTGACACTGGTGGTGTTGATGAGTGTCGGGAAGGAGACCCCGCTCAGTTCCACTGTGCCGCTCGCGAGCGATGATGTACCTAGGCCAAAAACCGGCTGGGGAGGGGCCGCCACATCCGCCAACCCTCCTCCGCCTATCATCCAGCGCGTCAATGTCGACAGTAGCGGCGGCCCTTCCAGGTTGTTTACATTCGCCCCGCGGCCCTGTATATGTAACGTGACGCCTGTCTCATTTGGAATTTCGAACTCAACCGGGCTGGTCCTGGTGGTGGCCGCGAAAATCCATGCCGCCTCCGCCACCACGAATTGGCTGGTCGCGTCCGGCTGCACGGCCCACGGTTGCGTCAACGTCAGAGTAGTTACGGTGTTCGACGCAATTGCGTACTCCTGGTCCGCGCCGGTCCCGCTCATGATCCTGACGATCATGCCGGCATAGTTCACGTTGCCCATTTCAGCGGTGCTGTTACCGACCGTGTTGGCGGTCGCGATGGTCGCGGCGTAGGGGGGCTGCAATTCGGTCCGCCAATAAAAGTTCGCATGATCGAAATTCGGATCCGGAGGCACCCAAACCTGGTCCGGCAACCCCGTATCGGTGAAGCTGGTGGCCAGCGTCTGACTGAACGCGATGCGGCCCATTTGTTGCGGATTCGGACCCCGGTACACGTTGAAGGTTGCCGTGCTGGCGTCAAAACTCAGTCCCGTCAACGTCACGCTGTTCGTGTTAGATCCCGGCGGTATGAAGGCAAGTACCATGAACGATAACACACTCTCGTTTCCCGCCGAATCCAGCGCGCTTACCGCGTAGTAGAGTGTCTGATCGCCGGCTAGCGTCCCGCCTGCCCCGATCGTCGCCGCCAGGCTCACCAGCGGCATACTGGGCCCGCCGGTTATAGTCGTAGACGGCACCAAAAAACCAACCGTAAGTTCTTCGTCGACACCGCCATCGCTGGTGTTGCTGGAGCTTTCGGCAATCTGGTATTCCGGATTACCGTTGGAATCCACTATGTTGCCCAGCAGCGGACGCGGCACGCCTATACCCGATCCGGGCTGCAGGCTGGCGGCAGCTCCCGGTATCTGGCCGTTTGTGTCCAGATACCACACGTCCTGCTCAACCTGCGCTGTAATGGTGGTGATCCTGTAATTCACGCCCGGCGCGATCTTGGTTATGCGGAAAGGCGCGCGTTCAAAGCCTTCTTTGAGATAGGTGAATGCGATAATGTCGCCCGGCCGCAGGCCCAGCGCCTTCACGTTCGTGTCAAAAGAGATGTAAGTGTTCCCTTCTATAGACTTATCCAGCGTGAACTGAGAGATGCGCGCGGCCTGGTCGTAATTCGGAATCCCCAACGCCATCAGCGTTGTGGTAATCACCTGGCCCGTAAGCTGGGTATCGGCCACATCGACCGTTAGCAGACTGTCCTGCTGATATCCGTTGAACGCGTCTTGAAATTCAATGGTCACCTGGTTCGGTGTGTCCGCGATGCTCCTGGAGGACACCTGCACGCTGGGCTCCCCGCTGGCCTTGCGCAAGATGTTCGCGACACCCGTCGAGCCATCGCTGAATTCATACGCCGGCCAGCCTCCGTTCAGCGTCTCCGTGCTGTTGGTCCACGCCTGTTGCGTGGGTTGCTGTAGAGCGATCGTGTTTTCCACTTGCAACTGCAGCAGGCCGCCCACGCTGTAGGTAAATAGCAGTCGGGAGCCGTTCCGGATTCCCCGAATCGTATCCGCCGCATTGCGTTGGTTTTGCAAACAGAGGTTGCACTGAAAACGCGGGATCATGACGTTGTTCCCGTTCAAATCCTGCGCCTGGATCTGTTGATCGCAATACGCCGCCGGCGCCGCGAATGTCGTCAGGTCGATATTCTCCGTCCCCCACCCGCTGCGTTGCAGAATATCCAACAAAATCCATACGGGATTGGCGGTGAACACCGTGCTTTGGTAAGTGCCGTCGGCCGCGTAGGTCGGCAGTAGCAGGCCGTCCGCCAGGACTTGCACCGTGGGCAGTGACTGACCATTGCTGATCTGATTCGGCACCACAACCGACAGATAAGCCATGCTGCCGTAGGGGTCGCCGGCCGGGTTGCCCGCCGCATCCGCAAAGTTAGGATCGAAAGCCCCGTTTCGGCCGCCGAGGCTGATCACGTTGTACCAGCCAGTCGAAGTCATGTTCTGGCCGATCTGCCCGACGGGAATCTGAATCTGGTTTACCAGCACCATCTGCACGTCCTGGATCGGACCCATCCCCAGCAGAACTTCCATGTAAGTCAGGTTTCCGTCGTTCCGAGAAAATACGATGGGAGGATAATACCAGGCGGTGCCGTATAACAAGGGGACAAAGTCGTTGTAGATTGCGATATTGTCGTTGACGGCTGCGTACTGCCACCCGCCGCCGTAGCTGCGCACCTGAATCGAGGAAGGCACAAACTCGAGTCCGCCGAACCGATTCGGCCCGGAAAACATCCCGCGGGCTTCGCAATCGAGCCGCGTGTACGCGCACGTGGTGTAGGGGACGCCGCCTACCATGGCGCCCACGCCGCCGGTCTGATCGGGCGAATATCCGCAAGGGTAGAGGAGTGAGTATTGCCCGCTGCTGCCCCCGGTCACCGCTTCCTGTCTCTGTTGGGCATTGGATGGAAACAGCCACGGACATCGCCGTTGGATGCGCACCGGCGGCAACAGCACTCTTTGCATGCTCATCCAGTTTACGGCCGAGAGCTGGAACAGCGATTCGGTGCTCTGGTCGGGGGGGTTGACGATACCCTGAAATAACACCGCTGCATCGGACGTCGGTGCGTTTTCCAACAGGTTGTAAAACAGGAACGTCACCGTCAACGTCGCGCCCTTCCAACCTATGGACCGTTCCAATTCCGAAAAGTAAGAGTCGGCGTTGGCCAGCGACAGCGATACGCGGGGAATGATGTCCACTCCCTGATCCGACGCCGTTTGCACCGCGAACACGTTGTTTTTCATCACCCGCGCCGCGTAGGTGTTGCCGCCATAAGTCACCTGGTGCGTGCTCCAGTACTCGGCCTGCCCGTTCTGCAGTACACAATAGAACAGCAGCAGGGGCGTGTCCGTGACCGCCAGTTCCTTTAGATCATAGATACTCAACATTGACGATATCCAGCTCACAGGAATTGCGGTCCGGGCCTACTGTGGTAATCGTTAGGGTATCCGTTTGAAACCGCGCGTTCGGGTACACGCCGCCCGTCTCTGTCGTTTGTTTGTAAAGTGAGGCAGTGGTTTGCGCCTCCGCCTGAATCCCGAAGACATCCACGGTAGTGTTTGGGTCCAGGGCGATACCGAAGCTGATGGAAACGGCCGTGTCTTGTAGCTGTCCGGCGGAGGTCAGCCGGGTCCACTGGGGACTGATCGCCAGTGCGGCTGTTTCGGAGCCGCGCACCAGCCACACCTGCTCGCTTTGGTCGCTCCGCGCATAGAGGCTGAGACAGTAGTCCAGGGAAGCCGGCCCGTCGATCGATTGTTGTAACGTCAAGGTGGCGGCGGTGGGGTTAGTTATTTGATAAGCGTTCGTGCCTCCCATCGGATCCGCCACGCCGGCGGTCAATGTCAGCAGCGGGTCCGCTTGCCATACAGGCTGATCCTGCTGCTCGCTCCACGCCAGCAGATTATCGACCGGATCCAAAAAGGTAAAGGGCGTCAGACTTCCCTCCACAGCCTGAAAAAGAGCTTCCAGCGCCGCCAATTCCTGATCGCTCATCTCTTCGAAGGACATGTGCCAGTGCGTGATCGCCGCCGCGGGGTCGGCCAGCTTGATTTGGTAGTCCTGTATACTCTGGTTGACCACCGTCCTTGCCAGACGTTGCCTGGTGATGGGAAACTGGCCCGTTGCGCCCGACGATAGCTGCGGAAAGTAAATCATCCTATGTCCTGTTTTCGCAAACCGTGAGCGTAGTTTTGCCTCGCATCTCGGCTCTCAGTTGAAAGGCGAACGAGTCGGCGGCCAGGCTGCAATTCGGATAGACCGTTCCGTCCCACGGGTCGGTGAACGAAAAGCTGCCGAACCTGCCCTGGTTAGTGAGGAAGAACTGGTCTAGTGTGGCTAGCTCGGATTCATCCAGCAAGTCGAGGTTGATGGTCCACTGATGCAGCACCGAAGGGTTGTCTCGAAAGCGCTGCTCGGTGCCGTCCAGAAAGCGGATGGTATCGGTGTTGAACTGCATCGTCTTGCTCGCCGGATATTGCATCACCGCGCCGGTCTTGAGTGTCGGAAACATGGCATTAGAGGCTCGTCACTACGTCGTTGATGGAGTTCATGTTCAACATCGCCTGCTTGACTGCCGATGCGATATCGTCGCTATGATCGAGAAACGACTGGCTGTCCATGGCTTGTACCTGGACTGTAATCTGCTGGCCGGAGCTTGCTCCGCCGCTCGCAGCAGACCGTGGCAAACCATTCTCGCCCCAACTTACATCCTCACCATTGGTGCCGGACTGCAGGTTTAGAGACGGAGGCAACGAAAACGGTACAAGGGGTGCGGGCTGTTCAGACTGCCCCCCGCCGAACAAGCTGGAAAACAGCGATACCAGAGGCAGAAGACTAAGCCCGCCTCCCAGGACGCTGCTCGCCGTGCTCAGTGCATCGGAGGCATCCCTGCCTGCGCTGGAACCCGAAGCCTTACTTCCTTGCGCCAGGGCGTCGGTGTTAGCGCTGGTCGCCTGCGTCTGGGCATCGATCGTTTCGGTGGCTTGCCCCAGCGCGTCGATCAAGGCCTGGTCCGTCGTTGCCGATTGGCCGCCCGCCGGGCTGCCCGACGCCTGGTTGAAGGCAGTCATCAGTGTCTGTTGCGACGTACTAGGCATTTTTCCCCCTTGGCGTGCGGCCGCTGTTCCGGCGCCCAGTGCTAGCGCCGGCGTTCACTTCCGCGAGTTCGTGTTCCAGCATCACAAATGCCTCCACCTCGCGCGCTCCCAGACCGTCGATTCCCCTTTGCCCTAACTTCCGCCGCACCAGATACTCCTCGAGCCATGCCATGCTTTGCGCCGTGATAAACGATTTTGGACAGACGGTGGCCGCTGCATTGTTCTTCGCCCACACTACGCGCTCGGGTGTGTCTAGGGCGCGCGGTATCCAGCCGCACCTACGCTTCATCTCCAGGCCGGCTTTACGGCAAGCCCCGCACTCCCAGCCGGCTTGGTGGGAAAATTGAAAATGGAGTGCGACGATCAGTTTTTTCTTTCCGCTTCCGACAGTCCGCATTGGCGCTTGACGGCTGCCAAAGCCTCCCGGAACAGCTCTTCGGACCCGCTCGCGGCTAGTGACTCGGGAGTGGCCGGCTGGCCGTCCAATTCCAGCCCCGTGACTTCCTTCAATCCCCACAGAAGATAGACCCGGTCGATCTCGGACGAAAGCAGCGCAGCTTCCATCTTTTCATCGGGAGCGTCGCCCGCATCCACGAATTCCTTCCGCGCCGCCAACTCCCGTATACGGCGCATCAATTCCACCCGGCGCCCAAACGACATCTTGACGACCGTGTAACTCACTCCGGGCGCCACGGTAGAGTCTATCGTTTCGAAACTCGTATATTCCATCTGGCCACCACCAAGCTATCCAAACGCCACCACAATCTCGTTATTCGTGGTCCCCTGCGCTTTCGACCCCTGGAACTTCCATTGCAGCAAGTTATCGCTATCGTCGAATTCAGGCACCGCCGGCACCACGCTCATCATATAGACGCCCACCACCTGGCCGGTTTGCTGCCCTAATTGAAACATCACGCTTACCGGCGTCTGCTGCCGCGCCGCCTGGTACAACCCCTGTGTCGCCGTATCGTCCAGTTCATACAGGCTGAATGCCGCCGTCACTGTCCGCGGACCCGGCGCAATAGCCAGCGGCAGGTTGCTTCCGAATTCCTTGGACCGCATATCCAGCCCGTTGTCCAATTGAAATGTCCCGCTCGTGATTGTATAGAAGTTGCTGGGCGCAATACCCAGCCAGGCTTCGCCCATGTTACCCGGTACGATCGAATAATCGAATGCGCCGAGGGCCGGCTCCACGGGGAAGCTGGTGAGTTGTCCCTCTCCCGAAGTGAAACTGGAACTGTCGAGCAGGTCTTGCGCCATTCCGTTGAACTCGAAGGTATGAAAATCGCCGTTCACCTTGACGGTCATCTTGTTGACTGCCGCGCCGCAGAGCAGCCGTTGCAGCGCGGTGCTGGGGTCCCAATAATCGAAAATGCTGACGCTCGGCAATTCCGTCGCCGGGAAATAAGAAATGCACGGCGCGATTTCCGCTCCGGCCGCCGGAGCGCTGGAGAAAGGGGCGTTCACCTGCACGGCCGTAGTGTTCACGATTGCCGTGACGAACCGGATCTCGCCATTGCATGACACCCCTTGTCCCGCCGCGAGCCCGTGTGGCGCCGCGAAGACCAGCGACGTGCCGCTGGAACCGGCCGCGGCTGTGCCTCCCGCGTACATCGCTGGCGTAGCGCCCATGCTGGCCTGAAAAAGCGGTCCATAAGCCGGGCCCGCGCTCTGTCCCCCCCAGCTCGTCATGTAGGTCGTCACGTCGAACGTGGAATTGCGCCGCAACCCTGCGGGTATTCCTACGAATGTGCGGCTGCCCGTCTTGTCCCGCCGGTCGGCAGTCTCCAACTGATTCTTGGCTGTCAGCTTCAGGGCCGGAAACCGGTTCTCCGCCGTGATCGCCGGCGTCTGTCCGTAGTTACTTTCCAATCCGGCGTAGAAACGGTTGGCATTGGATAAAATGTATGAAGCCATAGCTCTAGTCGCTCACTCCTACGTCGAAACTCACTTTTCCCACCTGGATGAAGTTCTGGCCTCCGTGCTTCACGGCTCCTAGTGCCGCTTCATAGCATCCCGCAAAATACATTCCTTCACCCCAATCGCCCCGGTTCTGGTCCAGCACCTGAGTCACTGCGTCGACATAGCTTTGCAGTTGATCCTCGATCCCTTGCAGTCTGTCCTGTGAGACCCGCACTTCAATCGTCATGGCGGCGATTCCGGAGAAGTTCCTGAACTTCTCCTTGAGCTGGTTCACGATCTTCTCGCAGTACACGCTCACCGCCGGATACAGCACCTCCGTGCTGCGCTCCGATATTTCAATCGATGCGTTCTGCGCCAGAATTTGATTCTGTGCCAGTGCCGCCAGAGTGGTATTCTCTGCCAGAGCCAGCGTCGATACGCACGCGTTCAACCCTTGCGGCGCGCTTAGCAGAGTGACTACTTGCGAGGTAACCGTGCTGCCTACCCATGCCATTTTCTAACCTCTCTGAAGAAGGCGCGGCAACGCGCGCATATAGTCGGGCGCCTGTCCGCATCCAGGCCCTTTTCCCAATGTGGATACCGGCCCCGCCTGCACCCAGACCTGGTCCAACGGCATCTGCGCCATATTCTGCAGCCCCATTGTCGTGGGCAACAGTCCGACATATACATTCCAGCCCTTTGCGTTCGCCGGCCGATTGACGGGCTGGGCCACCAGTACATTTCCGGCCGCCACGCTAAGAGTGCTCGGGTTACTGGCCTGCCCCTCCTGCCTCTCCGCGTTCAGCCACGACACGCTCACGCAGTAAGTCGCCGCCGGCTGACCGCCGGGAATCGAAGTGAGTTGCGGCGCGGCCGCCTGTGGAATCGGATTGTTTGCGATGCCGATCCCGGTCTGCATGAGCTTGTCCATGGCCCACGTCGCCAACTGCGCAAATTGGTCCCGCTTGCCCTTGTAACGGTCGTTCAATTGATTGAAGTAGCAATCCTGGTACACCAGCGTGAGTGTCTGAAACACGTGCCAAAGCTGTAGCGGCGGCGTGACCACGATGTGGTTCAACTGCGGGCACGCTGGGAGCCAGAACTGCCATTCGTAGCTGGCGCTGCGTTGCAGAAGAGTGATCACTTCGATCCCGAGCTCTTCCTGCGCCAGCGTCAGTTTTTGACTGAGATCGATGTTCTCCGTTTGCGCCGTGGCCAGCAGGGAGGAGTCCTGAATTGTGAGGTCCTGGATCGTCGATATGCCATCCGTGAATAGCGCCATCGCCCCGGCCCTATTCTTTGCCCGGCTGCGCGCCGCCCTTGAGCTTGCGCAGCTCATTGGGCGAAATGACCGTGAATTGCATCCGCGACGCCGCCGCGAGCTGGTCCGCTTGCCGCTTGGCCTCCGCCTTCTGCTCCTGGAACTCGCGCGCTTCATCGGCCGTCGCCAGCCGGGCTGCGCCTTCCACGATCATCCGGGCAGCGATCCGCCGCGGAACCTCGGTGCGCACGCCTTCGCGCCCGCCATCTGGAGTCTCGTGG